ACCTCCTTAAAGTTTAATTTAACGATTTAGATTAAAAACCTAAATCGTTAAAACTTGGAGCCTTTGGAGTTGGTCTTTTACCGTTCTTTTCTTTCAAATCTGTTAATCTAGCCTGACGATTCTTTAAACCTTCTTGAACGTCAGTAACAGTATATGCCTTATCCTCATCATAAGGTTCAGAACCGCCAGTGATAATAAGTTCACTTACAGAACGTGTATATTCCTCTACTTTATCTTCACCAAAAGCCATTTCAGTAACTTTCTTTTCTACTACAGAGGTAAAATTAAGAGTGCCAGCTACTCTTACAGTAGCCCCTTCATTCCAATAACTCTTCATATAGTTAATAGCCTTTTCATTAGTAACATAGAAAGGCACTACATCAAGCGCATTACCATATTGAATAGTCGCACCTTGAAGGAAATATCTACCAGTGGTCTCTCCATTGGCATTAACTTCATCTTTACTATTCAAAACAACAATCTCCATATCAAAAGATGCTTTAGGAGTAAAGTTATTATCAGTTACACTTTGGATAAATGAAGCTCTAATACGTGGGTAAGAAATTAACTTACCGTCGCGACTATAAAACTCATTCATCTGAATTGTTGCTTGATTTAATCTTACTTTTGTGGCGCGAGTAGGATCATCAACAGCTGACAAAGAAACATATTCTGTTAATACCTTATCAATGCTTGTATAAGAGGGATTTTCCTTACCTTCACGGGTAAATTTATTCGCAAACACTGAAACTGGAATATCACAAACTACCTTCTCTCCATTAATAGTTTGTTCAACACGAATTGTAATTGAGCCGCTAATTGCTTCCCTTTGACGACCATCTGTTGCGGTATAAGTTCTTCTACTAATATCTTTTGAAACTAAAACGCCTTCTACTTCTACTTTATTCCAACTTTGTTTTAAATCTGACATATTTTTTCCTCTCTTTTATTATTATTTATTTATTATTCTTATTCTTAATTAATCAATAATATAATATGTGTGGGGTGGATTACACCCCACTTTATCTACATCATATTATATTAAATTAGTCCTCGCTAGGAACAAAACCCATACCTTCATCAGTAAGGATTACATAAGTAACTTCCTTGTCGCCTTCCTTCTCCTTAACACGAGCAGCAAGACCCTTCTTATCAAGGTCAGTTACATTAGCGTTAACACTTCTTGGCTTTCTACCAAGAGCCTCTGAAAGCTGGTCAATAGTAATCTTTCCGCTCTCCTTTACCTTTTCAAATACTTCGTTTGACAATGCAGTAAGTTTCATTTCACATTTCTCCTTATATTTATATAGTTTTATTATGCCTTTCGGCTGAAAGTCTTTTCTTAACTTTCTATATATATTATATACGATTTTTAGTATATTTTCAAATTTTAACTACCTTATGAAAGGCAAACAACCTTTTCGTTTTCTTTAATTTTTATAGATTTTACCCCTTGAGTGTTTTTTGAAAGTGTCGGTACATCTTGGAGTTTTATTTTCAGTTGCGCGCCGCTAGAGATAACTAAAATTTCTTTTTGGTCTACAATCGGTAGACAATCTATTATCGCGTCTTGCTTATCTTTGAGTTTTTGAATACGTTGTCCTTTTGTATTCCTACCAGCTATATTAAACTCAGCTTTTTTAGTTTGTTTAATATAACCAGTCTCAGAAATAGACACAAACGTTTTAGTATTTTCTGGAACTATATGACCACTAACAACATAGTCATCATCATCTAAGTTTATTCCTTTAATACCTTTTGACACTCTACCGATAGGTCGAATATCGGCAGTGTTACAAAGTAAAAATCTACCTTGTTTTGTACATAAACTTAATGCTTCTTTATCAATGAATAATACTGAAATTAATTCATCATCAGCCGCTAAGTCAAGAGCCTTAATTCCATCTTTTCTTTTAGTATTATATTCAGTTATTAAACTCTTTTTTATCATACCTTTTTTAGTAATAAAAAGTATATTGGGTTTAGTATTACTTTTATTAAAAGCTGTCATTTCAATTACGTATTCGTTAGAAGATAATTGCAATAATGCTTCCAATGGCGTTTTTTGTCCAACTGGTAAATCCGCGCCAGATAGTTTAAAGCAATTACAATTATTTGTTCCTGCTGTAAAGAACAGAATTACATCGTTATTTTGTGCAACAATATTGGTAGAAATATATTCATCTTTATCGAGTTTAAATTTACTACCAACACTATTTCGACGTTGAGTATATAAAGTAGAAGTTTCATTCACAATTAAATTGTTTTTATTTGTTAGATTTATAGATAAAGTTTTAATTTCTCTTGGCTCTTCTTCTTCATCACCCTCAATATTTAAAATTTGAGTGCGGCGAGCGTCGCCAAATTTATCTCTTACATTTACTAAATCTTTCTCAATTTCTTTTTTAAATAATGTTTCGTCATTCAAAATAGCTTCAATTCTTTCTGCTTCTTTTTGCAATTTGGCTTGTTCATCTTTTAATTTTTGAGTTTCAAGTTTTGCTAGTCTTGATAATTTCATTTCAAGAATTGCTTTAGCTTGTGCTTCTGTAAGCTGGAATTGTTCTTGTAAAGCAACAGATGCCGCCGTAGAAGAGGTAGATTGTTTTATAAGAGCAATTACTCTATCAATATCAGTTAAAGCAATTAGTAAACCTTCAATGATATGCAATCGTGGTTTAATTTTTTCTAAATCATATTCAAACGCTCTTCGATATACGGTCGCCTGATGCTTTAGAAATTCTAATAAAGCCTCTTTCCAACCAAATACTTTTGGAAAACGACCATCTAATAACATAGTCATATTAATTCCATAGTGTGATTGTAGTGAGGTTTTCTTATATAAATAACGAATAACTTTATCTGGGCTAGCTGTTTTTTGAAGATATATTTTAATTAATGGTTGAACACCAGTTAAGTCATTAAATCTATCTATACCTGGATTTTCATCCCCATTTAATATATTTTCCAACTCTCCACAAATAGTATTAGTATATACACCATAAGGCATTTCTTTGACTATTAAACAACGCTCATCTGAGTCATAATCTATGACCGCGCGCAATTTACAGGAAAATCCAGAGCCTTTTCTTAGGCTTTCTTTTACTTCACTTTCGTTTAATAATAACCCACCAGTGGCAAAGTCAGGGGCGCAATAAATTTCGTCAAAATCACAATCAGAATTCCAAAGCAATTTAATAAGGGCATTATTAACTTCTTTTAAATTAAATTGAGGAATACTTGACGCTGCTCCAATACCAATTCCCATTGTACCATTTACAATATTATAAAATCCTTTTGTTGGTAATACTGCTGGATATTTTCTTCCATTATTATAACTACTATCTCTCCACTCAGAAATAGTATTTTTATCTATATCTTTAAATAATAGGTCTGAAATTTGAGAGAGCTTACTCTCCGTATAACGTTGCGCCGCCCAGTTGCCAGAAGATAATAATGTACCGCTATTACCCTGTACAGCAACTAAAGGATAACGCATTGAAAAATGTTGCGCCGAGCGCATAATAACGCCTTCGCAAGAAGAACCACCGTGGATATAATAGTGCGCCATAGCTAAACCTACCGCATTAGCTGTTTTTGTGAAGTTACGAGAATATACTAATTTATTCTCTAACATTGAATAAAAGATTTGTCTTGCAGAGGGTTTGATACAATCTCGAACATCAACTAAGGCTCTACTTTGAAGTACGGCGCCAGCGTATTGTGTAAAACTTTCGTCTACAACTTTTTTCATTTCACTCATAATATCACTCCCTTATCTCCGAAAAATCTATATTCTTAAATACATATTCTGTTCTTGGCTCTACATTAACACCCATTAAATTTTCTAATAGATAAATTCCTTCTTCTGACGGTTGGATAACTTCTAGTCTTTGATATTCTGGAGTAAACATAGATTTATGGCACGTCTCTGGACTAAGCTCACCCAAACCTTTGGCACGAGTTACCTCACCCTTGGTTTTACCTCTCACTTTATTAAATTCTTCATCAGTAAAATAATATTCTTCTTTTCCTTTATTTTTTACGATATATAAAGGAGAACGTAACCAACATAGACGTCCTTCTTGTAAGAATTGCGGTGCTAAGTACCGGATAGCTGCCATAATTAACAAGCCTATGTGATACCCATCACTATCTGCATCCGTACATATGGCTAGCTTACCATATCTCAACTTTCTAGAGTCATATTTTCCAGGTGTAATATTTAAAGCACTTAATAATAATTTAATTTCTTCATTTTGAAATATTTTTTCATCTGGGTGGGAAAGACAATTTAATATCTTCATGTTTTTCCAATATTTCTATTGGCACTGACTATATATTCACCAACCATTTGGCTAGAATGATTTATGGTGTTTACCCTTTCGAACTACGTATCAATAGTAGCCCTACATCGCAACAACGCGATTAGTCGATACAAGGTTGAATTTGTTTATATGTTTTATTATAGCATACACGCTTAATATCTAGCAGGGAAGCTTTCTCTTTATATATTTCATATATTTCTTTAATGTTTTGTCCTTTTGAATAACGAGTTTTTATATCTATTACCCAAATACCCCATAATTTTGCATTGGTTGCCACGACTGGTCTATTCTCCCAGCCCATTGGCAAGTAATCTTTGAAATGTTCCCCGCGATAAATATTTTTAAAAGAATCATAAGTTATGTGATGTGAAGAATATTGTTCATAAACCCATCTAACAGGTGCGCCTTGCATGGCGTAAGAAAAAATTTCTAAAATTTCTTCTTTTGTAAAATCTGTTTTTGGATGATTTTCATTCTTTTGTTTAGAATTTAATTCTTCTAAAATTTTAGTACATTTCTCCTTGTGCTCTGTTGAATAAAAACCACCAGAAGATTTTTTAGTAGCATTATATCCATTTTTATAAGAATCTTTTTGCTCAATAAAATATTCTTCCATTTGAGATAGCTCTTTATCTGAAGGGACTTCTATATATTCCTTTAAAATGAAATAATTAAATGAATCCCAGCCATATTTTTTTATTGCTTTATAAAACTGTTTTTCTTGATGGTTTTTCCAATCATTTTTATGGTCTTGATATCTATTATATAAATTTTTTGCTTTTCCAATATACCATTTACCATTATAAATGTTTTGAAAGCCATAAATTCCAGCATGATTAGAAATTTCTTTATTTTCTTTATCATAAATAGGCTTTCTCTTTTTTAAACACCCACAAGATTTTGTGTCACCAGACCATAAATCATTGTAATGTTTAACACATTCAGTACCACAATCGCATTTACATAACCAATACTGTCCAGTTCTTTTTTTGTCTTTGGGCTTTGGGACTTTTTGAATAAGTGTTAACATCCCATATTTGTCTCCTTTTTTCATTTTTCCACCTCCTTTTAAAGGTTTTTTAAACAAATTCAAAATTCCTCACGGGACTACCTTCGTCTTACCTAAAAGCGCCACTTTTAGAAACCGGTCAGGTTCCCCCGTTAGCCATATTAAATGACCCTGGTGATAACCAGTTAGATAAATAGGGGCAATTTTATCAAATACCCCGGATAGCCATTATACCATATTTAGTATAATCTCTGCCTTGCGCTAAGCTACCTAAAGCAGAATCACCTTCGGCAATTAATAAAATAGAGTCTTGACCTAATTTCTCCGAATCTTTTAATTTGTCTGTACTAAAAACTTTTTTCTTCTGATTTCTTTCAATATCTTTAACTGCGCCCATTACTTGTTGTCTGGCACGCTCTGCCGCAGCTTCAGCTTTTTTCTCTTTAGCAAGAACTTCTACTATTTTATCAAACTCATTTTTATGTCTAGCCACAAAATCTTTTATTGCATTACTAAAAACAGTTTGAGTATAACCACGAAGTTCAGCGTTTTGAATTTTATTTTTAGTTTGATTTTGATAGATTGGGTGAGGATGTCGTATATTTACAATATATACAAGTCCTTTTCTAATCATATCAGCATCGAAATCTCCTTTAGAGAGAGAATTAATAGTTCTAGTGAAGGCTGTTTTAGCTCCAGTTTCAGGAGTGCCGCCATCACTATTTAATGCACCATTAGAAAAAATATAGCGTGTTTCTTTTCCTCCAGTCCATTGAGCAAATACTTCAACTTCAACTTCATCATCAAATTCTTTATAACCATAAATATATGATTTATGAAGAGGTTTTTTAATTTTATCTTTTGCAAAATCTTTTAATCCATTTTGGGAAATAAATTCTATTTTTTTACCTTTATATTCTAAAACAAATTTAACTTTAGGTATAAAATAAGAAGTTAATTCTAGCTCATTTTTAATTTGTTCATAATCAAAATTAGAAGTTGTTATATTAAAAATAGTTTTATCTGGAGTAAAAGAAAAAGTAGAACCAGTCTCATCAGTATTACAAATAAATTGAGCTTTTTCTGTTTTTGGAATACCATCTTTAAATTCTAAACTAAATTCAGCCCCATCTCGTCTTGTCCATACTTTAAAAAAGGTAGAACACACACAAACCGCTGATGTTCCAATGCCGTGGCAGCCACGTACTTTCTTATAGTTTGTTGTATCGAACTTTCCACTGCTGTGCGCGCTAGTAAATAATTCAATTAATACTTCATCTGTGTCTTTATTAGGCCCATGTGGTACGCCGGCTCCGTTATCAATACAAGTTATAGTGTCACAATCATCAGATAATTGAATAGTGATTGTATTACCTCGCCCCATCATTGCTTCATCACAAGCATTATTTAAGACTTCTAAAAAACAATTAAAGGCGGCATCCTGTCCGTCTGTTCCTATATACATTCCTGGAGTTGAACGACAAGCTGAACGAAAATCTTTAATTTGAATTGAATCAGCGTTGTAATTACTCATAACATACCTCCCAATAACAATTTAAAAAAGAAGAATTTGTCTTTAAAGCCTTATCAAGTGGAGTGCGTATATTGTGCCAATCTTTTGCATGACTATAACCAATATTAATCATATCAATTAACGCGGTTTTTTTTGAATCATAATATTTGTTAAGTGTTTTATTATGTATTTTAACTTTTCTTTTTTCTGTTGCTAATTTTAAATTTTTAATTGATTGATTTATAAATACATCTTTATTCCTATCAGATAAATCAATATTATTACTATGTAAGTGACGGTATAAAGTTGATGTACTTATATCATATTTTTTACAGATATCTTTTATTAAAACTCCGTCTTGATAATCTTTTATTATTCGGTTTATAATTTGTTCAGATATTTTATTATTTTTTTGAAATCTACCACCTAAAGTTAAATTATAACCATTATAAAAAGAATTATAAAAATTAATCCAATAAATTTCACGTTCATCTAATTTAGAAGAACAACATTGTTCCAATAACTCAATAGAAAAATGTTCTTTTCCTAGAGTTTGAATAGCATAATCAATACTATCCTTACTGCATTTTTTTAGTGGAACACGGGCGTGTTGATTAAATCTATATGAAAGTGAATTTATAGTTTGCCCTATGTATACTTTGTTATTTATATTATTTTTAATAATATAAATTTTTCCAATTTCTTTTATTGAATTTTTTGACGCCCTTCCAGGACTTAGAGTTACAATATCCTTAGCCGAATAAGTATTTTGATTTATGTTATCCATAAGAACACCTCCTATTTATTTCTATTTATATTATATCAATTTTTTTCGTAAAAAACAAGTTTTATAAAAGATTAGAGCTTTAAGGCTTAAAAAATACTTAAATATACGAGGTGGTAAAATTATGTACGTTTTATCAGAAACAATAGAAACACAGCAAATTAATAGAGAATATGTCTGTGATGATTTGGAAGATTTAAAAACAATTACAAATTCTAATTTTGGAGATATAGCAATAGTTATAAATCCAGCATCTATATATCTTAAAAATTCTAAAGATAAATGGGTAGAATTATAAAATAGGAGGTAAAGAAAATGAAAATTGATTGGAAACAAAAATTATCTTCTCGTAAATTTTGGGCTTTAGTTGCAGCCCTTGTATTGTCTATTTTAGTCTTTTTTAATGCAAGTGATAATACCGCCACTCAAGTTAGCTCAATTATAACTGCTTTTGGTAGTATATGTGTTTATACACTTGCAGAGACTAGTGTAGATAAAAAACGATTAGAAGAAGAAAATGTCTATGAAGAGGAATAATATAAAATATATAAAAAGGAGGAATAATGTATGCAATTAATACAAAAAGGAAATACTCCTAATACTCCAATTGAAACTTGGATTTGTGATACAGAGCAAGAAGTTAATTCAATTCCTTCTAAAGCACCAGTCGGTTCAATAGCAATCGTTTTAACAAGTAATGGTATGATTGTTAAAATGAAAAACAATGCCGACGATTGGGTTGAACTGTAAGGTGGTGAGATTATGGATGTATCAACTCTTGCAATTGCATTAGGATATACTAAAACACAGATAGAGCAAGCTAAAAGAGAAGGATTTAAAGTTCAAGTAGAACAAGATAGAAGTATATTAGAAACTACTGGCGAAGAAAAGATTTTTTATTTTCTTCCCAAAAACCCACAAAAACTAAAAGATGGATATGATGAATTTGTTTATGCAAATAATAATTGGGAACAAGTTGGCGTTACTGATGTGGATTTAAGTTCTTACGGCACGGCGCTTAGTTTGGAAGATGGTATTTTAAATCTTTTAAGCTCTAGTGGAGTAATTTTAAGCCAAGTTTTAATTGATAGAACTGATTACGTTCTGACACCGCAGGACAAATCCGATATAGCCGCCATTGTTTTGAGCGAGCTACCGACAACACAGGGGGTGCTTTATGGCAACACGAGTAATTGATGATTCAAAACTGCAAAATATCGCCGTAGCGATTCAGGGTAAAGACGGCGGCGGTCAGATGACGGTCGATGAAATGCCGGGAAGGATTGAAGCCATTCCGGCTGGTTCTTCTACGGTTTTAAACCCCGCTCTTGTGTTATGGGACTGGGAGGGCACAAAACTTGCTGAATATTCTGCCGAGGATGCACTTGCTTTAACCGAGTTACCTGTACCTAATACACTTCCTGCTTATGCCGATGTGGACCATGAATTATTGTTGTTTCAGGAGTGGAACTGGTCACTTGCGAACATTAAAACATGGATTCAAAATCACGAAGGCGAAACGCTTGATGTCGGTGCAATCTATACCACTACAGACGGACAAGACCATAGCTATTGGGGCAATCCAAGACTAAATACGGTAAAAGCCATTAATATGCAGAAGCATGGAACAGCGAGTATTAGAGACTTTGAATTTCAGGACTTATATGCTCTTACACAGGTCAGTATTCCCGACGGTGTAACAAGTATTGGCTTCCATGCATTTTATAATTGCTGTTCTCTTACTCAGATTAATATTCCGGGTGGTGTGACTAACATTGGAGAAGCAGCATTTAGGAACTGCTATTCATTGACACAAGTCAACATTCCCGATAGCGTGACAAGTA